GCACCCAGGGTGGTGAGCTGCGCTGCGGCATCGGCATCGTCCAGCAGCGCGCGCCCTGCTGCCGTGCAGACGATCTCTTCAATGTCCCCAGCGCCAGCCGAGCTGCGCCCCAGCAGGCGATCCGTCGTGCTGACGTTTTGGATCTTGGCGTAAGTGACTGCATCGTTGTCGATCGTCCAGGTGGCGCCGGAGCCGGACACCGTGATGTCACCCTTGTCGCCATCTGCCAGTCCCCCAGATTCGGCTGCCCAGATCGGCTTCTGTCCTGCGCCTTGCGACTTCAGCACATAACCTGACGTGCCGGCGCTGCCATCCAGCAGTATCAGGCCCTTCAGATCAACGTCTGCATAAAACTCGCGAGGCATCAGCCGGTTACCACTGCAGTGAACTGGTTAGACGTCGGCGCTGTCGTGAATATCAACGTCAACGCAGACGTGCTGGTATGCCGCACATCGCATTCGATCTGGTCATAATTTCCAGAGTTGCGGTACACCGTCACCTGCAACGCACGGCTGCCTAGGTTATGAGTCAGCGTAAAAGACGTTGCGGAGCCATCGCCTAAATCACTGGTATATCGCTTGGTCTTACCGCTCCATGTCGTCAGCTTCAGCGGTGTCACCGCTCGCTCGTCATCCGTACCAGTATCGGTCTCGCTTTGAGTGGCAATCTCAATGCGGCCAGCAACAGTCTCGCTCGCCACAGGCACAGCCGCATTGAACGCATCCCAGACCACGTTGCTGGAATCAATCGTGCCGTTCACCTGCGTTTGACGCCATTGCGTACCCGCATCGGTGCCTTCCTCCACCGTCACCACTGCCGCCTCAAGCTCGGCAAACGTAGACGCATCCAATGCTCTCGTCGCAGGTGTTGCTGCACCAGTCCACACATAGATCCCGTTCTGTGATGCGGTGCTCTGCAGACGCACCAGCATCCGATCACCAGCACTCATGCTGATTCCATCAACCGTCCCACCAGGCGCTGACAGGTTGACATTTCCCTGCGTACTTACGCGCACCGAATCCTTCCACGCCAACCCCTCAACAAACGAACGCACCTGTGCCAGCGTCGCCGGCTCTTGCGGATCGGTTGCATCCTGCAGGTTCAAAATCCTGCTCGCGCTCAGCAGGTCCAGGTCAACATAAACAGCGCGGGCCATGACTCAAGCCTATTTAGCTACAGCCTACTGATCAGGTCAGCCTCGCAAACCCAGCAGTTGCCTTCGTAAACGTCACCACCACTTGATTGTCTGATGTATGAACGACTGCTGCATCAATCTCTTGGTTCCCACTATCAAACAACTCTACCGATGGCTTAAATCCTAGATTATGGTTAATTGTCCAAGTCGACGCAGAAACAGGCTGCGTATGCACATACGCAGCACCGCCGGCAGCGTCCACCCAGCTAGTGCCATCATATTTCAGCGTTTCACCAGCTTCAGGATTCGTCAGATCCACATCAGCAAGATCGCCCAACTCCATCGCCCTCATTCCGCCAGTTGGCGTTGGTACGCTTCCAGCAATTTCAGTCAACGACACAACGCATAACAGGCCATCACCAATCCGCATCGGCTCCTGTCTTGCTTGGTAGTTGATGCCATCAACCGTTAGCTCTGATCCATACGTCAAGCCACCCAGCTCGCTGGTCTTTACCGTTAGCGCATTTTCAACACTGATCACCTGTTCATCAATTACAAGCTCAGATTTGCGATCAAACATTCCCTTGGTCGTCAGCCCGCCATACACCACCTCGACAGCGCCAAGCCGTCTTGATGTTGCATCAAACATTCGCAGATGCAGCCTATCCCAAGGGTTGGCCATAATCAGACATACTCAGTAACCTGAGCAGTGCCATTAGCGCTGGCCCAGATTCCGTAGATCACACCAGCTGGCACCAGCTGCTGGTCAAACTGCAGAAACCCACCAGCCGCTATCTCAACAAAGGAATTCGCTGTTGTGGCTGGTGTTGAAAACGATAAGTAGAGTTTTGCGCTGCTGACGTTGCTAACCGTTATCCCTTTGCGGTTTGCGTTGGCTGCCAAAATCGTCACGCTACTAGCGCTGCTCGCCACGCTCGTCGTGGTTGGTGTACGCAACGCTACGCCCACAGGCAACGGGTCAGTCGGACTCACAGTCCGGCCTTGGCCGTCCGCTCCTACAAATCCGATCGCCGCGCCCATGGTCGTCTCAATGCAATAGTTGAAAGCCCCGGTTGCCCGGGGCTAGGGTTGTTGATCAGGTCACAGCAGTAGCGGTCTGGTTCGAAGCAGTTGGCATCAGCTTCACCAGCAGGTTCCCAGCCACAGCGCCAGACGTTGCCACGTTGATACCGACCAGCACATTCGCAGTGGTCGAAGCCGTGGTAACAGTCTTCACGCCGTTGCCCGAGAGCACGCAGTAAACCGGCAGGCCTACCGACGCAAACTCCTCGGTGCCAGATTTGGGAATGCTGAACACACCAGTGGTCTTCAGCTCAACCTGTGCGCCGCTGGCAGCATCCGTCACCGCAATGCCGCGGATGCGACCCACCTGCACAAAGTCACCAGAGGCAACAGTCGCAGGCGCGGTGACGGTAATCGTGTCGCCGTCTTGAATGTAGTTCTTCATTGGAATGATCTCCGGAGATAAGGATCAGGAAGCCGCAGCAGCGCGGAAGAAGCCGCGATAGTCCTTGACCGCTGCACCGAAGTCGAAGCGGGCCAGGAGCTCAACCCCGTCAGGGTCGCGCTTCTCAGTGGTCGTCACCGTGGGGCCTTCCTCGCCGGCCAGGTAGCCGTAGACGATCCCCTCAACCGAACCAGGTGATGCAGCCAGATACCAAGTGGTGGCCGACCCATCAAGCCGTGGCTCAACAATCAGCTGCACACCAGCGGTCTGCACACTTACCGGGCCGGCATCACCAGTCCGAGCAGCAGGAGCAAATCCTGTCGGGAACAGGAACTGCTGCGCGGTGGCCTCCAGATCGGTGGGCACCATCATGTAGCTGGGGGTGAGGTTGATGGTGTTCCCCGCCAGATCGGTCTGCTTACGCATCAGCTTCCGAGCAGCATTGAAGCCGGTCGTGGTGATGCTCTGCGCCGAGCTGTTGTTGTGCGCTGCATTGAACAGCGACAGACCATCGACACTGGTGACAGCGTTGCCGGTGATCAGCGCCCAGATAATGTTGCTCTCCAGCCGGCGGAAGCCGCGACCGAGCATCTCCGGCACGCGCTCCATTGCGGAGAGATCATCGTTGATGATGGCCTGACGGGTCAGGGTCACCTTGCGGGCGTAAGTCGCCAGCTTCCAGGTGTGCTGACCTTCGACCAGGGTTCCGGCCTTGTACTCTCCACCCTCAAGCAACGCCTCAGGGGTGAGCGCGCCAGCGATAATCAAGTCGTTGGCATTTTTAAAATCTGGCAGGTTCCGCTGACGTGCGATCGGCCGCCAGGTATGCGGCTCCTCCATGTAGGCCGCATCCAGCGTCTTGCCGGCCAGATTGCTGAATAGCAAGGGAAAATCACTAGTGGAGTGGAAACCACGGGTCACCAGTTCGCTCTTGCTCATCCCGCGGGTGTTGATGCCGCGGGAATCCAGATACTGACGGGTCAGCTCCAGCAGGGTGTAGGACCTGTACTCGCGGCCCAGCTCGGCGTCTTCACCCTTGAGAACACCAGGCCGGATGCGGGCCTCCAGACCCAGGCCGATGCCACGGAGCAGGGTGTCGCCAGCGTCGCGGGTCACCTCGACACGGGCGGGATGGCCGATGGCAGCAGGGCCACCTTCAGAGCGAACATCACCACCCTCAAGGCGCAGACGCATCAGGCGCACGGCCTCACGGCTGCACTCCATAACGGTCTTGCCGGAGCGGATCAGTTCGTCGGTCTGCTCAGCAGTCAGGCCAGCGTCTTGGCCGAGGCGGAGCAGGTCACGCTCACGGCGGAGCTCAGCAGCAGTGCGCTGCAGTTCGGCGTCGGGTTCAGGCTGGGCGGAAGGTTCAGCAGCGCGCACCTGGGTTGCAGGCTGCTGCTCAGCCGGATCACCTCCGGCCTGGCTCTTCAGGTTGTCGGGCATGGAAGTGTCCGGTGCAGATGATTGATTGCGGGTTTGAGCTTTCGCGTCAAAGGGCACGCCCACCAGACTGAGCTCCATTGGCTCCCAGTCAGTGGCTCTGTAGGTCGGCGGCTGACCATCCGCGCCACGGATCGGATCAGACCACTTGTGGACCTGATAACCAACCGAGACGTTGCGGATGATGCCGCTGGCTACATCACGGAAGATCGGCTCCACCTCTGCACGTTCCGAGAAACGCACACGGGCTCGGCCTTCTCCGTTTTCAATCCACGCACGCTCCACCACCCCAAGGATGTTGGAGAGATCAGCGGATTGATGGCTGTTCAACAGCGCAGCGCCGTTGTTCAACCGATCGAGACGCACTGCATCAGGGCTCATGTCGAGCTCTTCAAACCAGTCGCCGTCGAACCATGAAGCACGACGCCCCCTAGCACCAGTGGTCCAGGTCAGCTCAATAGTGCGAGCATCAGGGTTCAGCGTCGCCGGCTGGAAAGCCGCACGCCGCATATCACCAGGGTGGGGGTGTTGAGTCTCCATGCTTCACAGCGTAGGGACCACAACCGGAAGCCCAGCCCCAGCGGTTAGGCGGGCAGTGCCAAGGGGAGCTGGCCCACCACAGCCGCCGGACAGTGGCGCCGGATTTTGGCCCATCGCGCCTCATCGAAAAAGGGTTGAGACCTGTACCAGGATTCGACGGGTCGGGTGTGCTTGCTGCTGTTGCATCTAGAGCAAGCCGGAACCACATTGCTGGGCTCATCTAACCCACCAAGCGTCAAAGCTAGAACATGGTCAACAGTCGGCTTGGCGGTGGAATTGCAATACGCGCAACAATTACTCCACAGAGCAAAACGTTCAGCCTGCGATTTCAGGTTTAATGCGAAGAGAGCACGTTGACGGCCGGATCGACGAATGGCCTTGCGCCTGCGTAGATGCTCGCTGTGTTTTTCTGGGTTTGCAGCGCGCCAGGCTGTTACTTGAAGGCGAACCTGCTCGCGATTGGCCTTGTACCTCTTGCGTTTTGACTCCAGTATCTTTTCGCGATTTGCGGCCTGCCATCGACGCTTTATTTCTCTAGATCGTTCGCGGTTATCTTGCGACCACTTTAGCGCTGCATCAATTGATTTTTGCTGATTGGCAGCGTACCATGCACGAGCCCTTTGCGATGCAACATCGCGATTTGCTAAGTAGTACTGCCTTTGGTATTCTTTGACTTTTTCAGGCTGCAAAGCCCTTAATGCCCGCGATCTTTCCATCGCCTTGTTTGCAACGTTGGCAAGCAGGTGATACTGAACACTTCCATAGCTTCTTCCCAGTGCTCGGGCGATCTGCGCTATCGGCACCCCACAAGCCGCCGCCACTTCAGCGGTCACCTGCTCTTGCGCTGTCCACGGCCTGCGCTTTTGCCTGCCGCTTTGCGATACTGATGCCATCAGCTCATCCTCAGTGAGTTGGTCGCGAGCCGGGTGCTACCAACACGCCGGCTCACCCCATCTTAACCATCAGCTTCCGGTTCTGCCTCGTCCCTAGGCTCAGCACCGGCAGCGGCCGATCCTGCCATCCCGTCAACGCTCAGCATCAAGCCTTTCTGGCGAGCGTCGGCAATATCCTTCTCCAGCTCGCCCATAACCTCGCTGGGGATGTATCCCAGGCTGCGCTGGATTTCAGACAGACTAAAGAATCCGGCCTTGACGCCTTCAATTAATGCTTTTATTTCCTTTGCGGGATCTACTAATTCGCGCCTCGGAGGCGTCCAAATCATACGACGTGGGCCACGCACTTGAATCAGCCTGGCTGATTCGTTGAACCAGCGATGCACTGGGGTCATCACTTGAGGAATAGAAATATTCCAGCGCCAGCTTCCGATTTGGCGATGCATCTCTAGCCAACCCATACGGGCAGAGCTAAAGTTTACGTCTGACAGTATCCCGGTTAGCGATTCAAAAGTAATACTATATCCGGCCGCTATAGCATGAAGATGATGCTTCTGATGCGTAACGTAGTCCGGCGATTGGGGCGGCTGGGAGAATGTGATCTGCTTCCCATCCGGCAGAATCTCAATCGCGCCAGGCTCTAGCGTTTCAGTCAGCGCCGCAGTCGTCGCCAGATCGCTCGGTTCATTGGAGTACACGAACGCCGTAAAGCATGCTGCAATCTTCGTCTTTAGCAGCATCGCCTGAGTGATGTCGTCAATATCCCGCAGGTGCAGCAACACCGCTGAACCAAACGGTACGCCGATGGCCTGCCCAGGCCGGTTCACCTCATACGTGTGGATGATCTCTGACGCTGGCACAAACTCCGAGCTGATCCGCACGCCGTTCCATTCCGTCTCGCCAGGGTGCGTCTGCCGAATCCAGTACCCTTCCAGCCGGCCGTCGCGGTCGTACTGCTTGCCAAACCGGATTTTGCTGCCATCGTCTTTTGACATGTCAAGCATATCTGGCTCCATCACTTGGAGGCGCAATGGCACCAGGCCCATGTTCGCCATGGATTCATCAACTCGCCGCCGGATTAAGCACGATCCCCTGACGGCAGTAGTGCGGGCAATCAACGACTGAAGGCCGTACCAGTTCAAATTGCCATCATGGTCGCAAGCCGTTTCGTCAGCCCATTCATTCCAGGCGTCCGCGTACCGTCTACTGCCGCCTTGCGGGCTGCCGATAATCCCATCACCAACCCAGTTATTTGTAATCACCCGAACGGCGCGATTAGCCCACGGGTTGGAATCCACCAGATCCTGATGCCGCCGCGTCAGCAGCCGCCACGCTGTACGAATGTCAGCATTGGGCCCACCGTTGCGCGTGTACCAGTTCTCAGTACGCCGTGATTCCTTGGCCGACTCATACGCCCGTAGGTGCGTCACCGCAAGCTGCTTCTGTGCATCCTTCAGCGCCAGCTCTAGCTGATCGCGGGTCGGCTTACGCGCCATCTCAATCCCTCTTGAATGACACGTAACGCCGCTGGCGGCCGGCACCGCTCACACCAAGCTCCTGCGCCATCAGGTCGCGCAGCTTGAGCATATCGGTCAGATTCCGATACGAAACCTGGCGGCCATTACTGCTAACCGTCGTCACGCCTTCGGCAATCGCAGCCTCTAGATCAGTCAGCTGCTGCTGCGTGTAAGCCATGGCGGCACCTCCAGCATCAGGCTACGGATCAACGGCTTAGCCAACTTCCTTTCTTCCGCTCCACCACTGCTGGCGCAACGGGGCCGGAGAGTTGGGCGGCAAGTCGGTCCCATAGCGTTCCCTGCGCATACCGTCTAGCGACCAGCTGCAGCGCTGCATACGCCATCCGGGTGCAGTCGCCGCCTTCATCACGACTGCCTGGTGGGCACTTCCATTCGTACACCGTCTGGCCAGCCTGCCGTTTTGGCAGCTTCTTCCACGGGAACACCTCAGCCAAGAATTGATCTGTCGAGCCTTCGCCAAAATGCAGATACCCAGGCCCTGGTGTTTCCTGCCGCAACCGCCCCTGCAGGTGCTGAATGCTCGTCTCGTATCCAACCGGATACAGCAGTACGTCACGCCGGGTTGATGCTTGGTTCTTGCGGTCCACAAACGTGGCCTGACCTTTGCCAACCAGCGGCCGACCCTTGCCTGAGATGCCTTTCATCGGCACCCACTTCCCGACGCGAGTGCGGCACCAGTCGCGCACTTCCTTGGTGGCTAGGCCGCCATCATCAATCCCGCCAAGCGCAATCTGCAGTTCTACGCCGTCTTCACGCCGCCAGCGAGTTTCGCTGATTGCGTCGAGCTGATTCAACGTCTCCAGCTGCTGCGGGTCACCGTCGATTTCGTAGTGCGCGATATGCCAGCCCTCTTCGCCGCGGCCCCAGCCCCAGACCGTCAGCACCAGCCGCTCGCCAACTGCGCCGCCACCACCCTGCACGTCCACACCAGCCGTGAGCAGCAGTACGCCATTGGGCACCGTTCCAGCCGGATAACCGTTGCCGGCATCAGTGTCCTCCCGGCGCCTGGCCAGGCCTTCCACGTTCAGCTTGCCGGCCAGCGTGTCCTCCCACGGCAGTCCCAGCACGGTGTTATGGAACGTCTGCATCAAGTCAGGATCGCCCTTGCGCATCATCTCCAGCGCCTCCTGATACTCACGCACCAGCACGTCCCAATCCGCTGCCGGGCTGTAGCTATACGCCGCCCAGATATGGAAACTCACCAAGCCCGGCACCTGCGAGACAGCCGTGGCACGCCACTCACCGCGCTCCACCATCCAGCGCTTCTTGCTGTGCGGTATCAGCTCGTGGCAGTTCTGGCATTCGTACTTCCCGGCATCCTCGCCGTCCTTCCGCATCTGCTCCCACCGCAGCGTCTGTGATTCGCCGCAGAACGGACACGGCACATAGAACCGACGCTGGTCACCCTTGAGGAACCACTGCTCAGTCTTGCCGCCCACCTCCGCCTTGAAGATCGGGGTGCCGCCGATGGCGATCTTTCGGTCCCAGTAATAGTCCGCCCGGTTGCGGCCCAGCTTGATCTGATCGCCTTCGCTGATCCGCTCATACGCATCAGGTTCATCGAACAGCACCACCTTCCGCGACTTCCTGCGAAACGATCGGCCGCTGGCAGCGTTCACAATGTCGATCAGCCCACCATTGGTGAGGATTTTCAGCAGGATCGTATTGGTCGCCGTGTTCTTCGCCTTTGACTCCGACATCAACCCCTGCAGCGCAGGCGTATCGTCAAACAACGGCTTGATCTCTTCCTTGCTGTAGCCCTCGGCGTCTTCCTTGACTGGCTGCACCACCATGATCTCGCACGGGTCGTGGTGGCTGTAGTACTGGATCACTACGCCGTACATCTTTGTCCAGCCCACACGGGCGGACTTCATGCACGCCACCATCTCCACTTTCGGATCGGTGAAGCAGTCGAGGATCTCTCGCTGATACGGCAGCGTTCGCCAGTTTTGTTTCTGCGCTGTGCTACCGGTCAGCACGGCATTCTGATCGGCGTACTCGCTGAGCTTCAGCTTGGGTGATGGCTTGAACCACCGCAGCAGTTGCCGCTCCAGCTCCAGCACCGTGGCATCGCTCATCGTTCGCCCTCCGCTGCCAGCTCAAACAACGCCTCGCGCAGCATGTCCTTCAAGATCTCCACCTCCTCTGGGTCCAGGTGGGGGATGCGCTGTTTGGCCGCGCTGGCGGTTGCCAGGATGCGTGACTTCACCCGGCCGATCGTGTTAGCCCACGCTCTCTCCGCGTCTTCCCTGACCAGCAGGGTGCCCTCTTTCTGCTTCCGCTCCAGCTCCAGCAGGTTGGCCTGTTCGTACGCCT